ATGTCATCAACATCTTTACAGTCTGGAAACTCATTATCATCTATAAACATAGTTTCTGCATTAACACCTTTACTGTTTAGTATCTCTGACATTTTATTAGCACCATCAATACCTGGTGCGTCATTGTCATACAATACATAAACTATAGAATGTTTAAGTAAGAATGTTAAATCATCTGGTATCATACTTTCTGATTCTACACTATATATGTTTAGAGCAGGAAACAAGTTTTCTAATACCATTAAGTCTTTCAAAGACTTGGTTAGTATTGCAGCAGAACTCTTAATATGTTCATTACCGTAATTAATGTGGTTCTTATCCATTGTACTAAATGGAAACCTTTTCTTATCAAAAGGTTGGTATAGTTTAGTTTGTCCTGTCTTAGGTTCGTAATAAGCATAACATATAGATTTAGGTTGTATCACATAGTTATTATAATACCAATTATACACACTATATACATTGTGCTTTCTTAACTGTTTACTGTTTATACCTCTTTTAGACCAATACTCCGCATCTGCTTTTCTGTATGCAGGTTTCTTATCTGCTGTTACATACGGATTAAAGTGAAATGACTGTGTCTTACCAATTACTTTCTTATTACGTTTACTGTCTTGCTTAACTACTTTGCCTACTAGTTTAATATTGTTATTGAATATAAACTTATTGACTATCATAGTTGTAGCAGCAGTCTTAGTAATGTTGTTTATCTTGGCTACAGCGTGTATGCAGTTATAACTGTTGTACTCTGGATATGCAAAGTCTGTAAATAATAATACACCTTTGTACTCTCTAATATAACAGTCGGGTTTTCTATCTGCACGCATCGGGTTTCTAATCATTTCATTTACCTGTAACGTTGGACAATTAAGTATATCTCGCCATACTTCAAGTTGGTCTACATACTTAAATACGTCTTTTGGCTTAAATACTCTTGCAAAGTTCATAGGTATAAATTAAGGGTGTAGGCTATTACACCCACACCCTTTGTAATTAGAAATCAGAATAATCGTCACTTGTAGTTACAGTTGCCTTTTCTTCTTCTCTTACTGTCTTCTTCTGCAACTTATCGCTAATAGTTAAGTCATTCTTAATACTAAACAACGGATTACCACCATTTAGGTATGGGTTGTTAGGTACTTCTAAATACTTACCCTTGTATGTACAAATCAACTGACCTGGTACATTACTAAAGTTAGGATTAAGTGCCTTTAGCAAGTTACTATAAAAGTCAACCATCTGCTTAAAGTTAATATTGCCTTGGTTCTGTTGTACATAAGCAACAAACTTAGACCTTACATCTTCTGATGCAGCATTAAAGTCAGCAGGGTGAAATGCAGAAACAAACTGGTTCAAGTACAAGTTTACCTTTCTGGCTGTTCTTGCAAATGCTTCTTCTTGTGTTTCTGGTCTTTCTTGTCCATTAACCTTAATACTATCGTATGGATATACATTACGTTCTGTAGGCTCAAATATCCTTGCCCTCAATGTACTACCATCTTTCTCAAAGTTAATGTCAACTGCTTGACCTGTAAAGTTTGGTGTATCAATGTTTACATGCGCTAAGCTAACTAGCTTTACATTGTCATTAATACCTGCATTAAATGCTGTTCCACCGCTGTTTTCTGTAGAGTAATCTACGCCAAAATTTAGACTCATTTTAATAATTTAATAGTTAATCAATTAATTCGTACTTAGGCTTTAACTTCTTAGTTTTAGGGTTTAGACCCATAGAATGAAGTATGCTACTAATCTGTGTAACAGGTATTCTTACACCGTAAACATCATAGATATGCTTGTTCATCTCTTGTAGTGTTAACCTTTGGTCATACATTTTTCTAAATGCGTCTTTTGTAATCTGTGTCATTAGTTGTAATATTTATGGATTTTATCTAATACAATTTGTAGGTCATTGTCCATCTCTGGTTCTAAACAACCCATTGGTGATTTAGCAGTAGCATAACCATCATTTTGTGTAATGAACTTATACTCTACTTTATTGGTAGATATGTTAAAGTCAGCTTTAGAAACTAACAAAAAAGTAAACAAGCCATCTAAATAAATAGCATTGTCAAGTAACTTACCTGCTGTCTTAATCTTCATTAAACCATCATCACCTTTTTCTGTATGAAAAGTAAATACAATATTTACATCCTTACATTTCTTAGCTCTATCAACTAAATGAAACATATCTGATGCAAGTTCTGTCCACTTTTCATAGCCTTTGTCTTTTGCTCTACGCATAACATCAAAACCCATTAAGTAACCTGCATCATCGATTACAATAGTTTTAAGGTCTTGTCTGTTAGTACAGATATAATCAATAACTGCACCAATAGTCTTAAAATCATCTGCATATACTAAATTACCACCTTCTTTAATACCTTCTTGGTAGTCTTTAGCATTACGAAACGGTAATGATTTATTACTTACATTAATAATGCAAGTTTCTTTAGGGTTTAAGTTTCGTAGACTGGTACTCTTACCTGTACCGCTACTGCCCATTACTGCGATTAAATTCGCCATAAGTGTCAATAAATTTAAGGTTATCTAATAATTGTTCTTTGGCTTCTTCTTCATCCATACCTTTCTTACAGTCTTCTATAAACCAAGCATAGTAATTAAGTATAGTTCTTCTATGCTCTGGGTACTTATCTAAATACTCTTTAAGTGTATCTACTAACATAGATTATTAATTTTCTTATACACCTTATCAAGATTAGCAGCATCATTAGCAGGTGGTAGTATTCTTATATCACTTACCTTACCATCGAAGTAAAGTGGTACTTTCTCTCCTACACTACCGTAACGCTGTTTAATAATGTTCATCACTCTAAAATACTTATCTAGTTTATTTGTGTTGTAACCTTCATAGGTATTTACACCATACCTAATTGGGTTATATAGACCAAACACATTCATATACGCTCTACCAGTAGTCTTACTGTCACCTAAACCTTGCAGCTTTGGTTCCATATAATTCTCCTTCTTATTGTCAACTGATTCTTGACTACTGTCTTGCTGTTGTATACAAAGGGCATTAAAGTTAAACATTTTAGTAACATAAAGTCGCATATATCTAACTAAATTATCTATAGCTGCTTTAAGATTAGTTTCACCTTTCTGCGGTATTAACTCACTAACGTGGTCTATAATAACACTTGTAAACTGATTAGGGTTATTAGGTTTAAAGTGAGTATATGGTGGATTAGTATCTATAAAATCTGTAGCAGTTAGTTCTACATCATTATTATAGAATGTACCTATACTTCTTGCATAATCTCTGATAGTTTTGTATATACCATAACTGTTGTATATATAGTCATAAAACGTAATGTAACTTTTATATTGCATAAACAACTGCTGAACATTAGACTTTTCTATAGTATCTAAATGTTCTTGTGGGTATGGTTCTACAAAACTTTGAAAGTCATTAATATTACTTCTAATATTTAATGTCTTGTGTACCAGATAACTAAATAAGCCAAAGTCAAACTCTTCTTCTGATTCTTCTAAACCAAAATAAATTAGTCTGTAGTCTAGGTTATGTTTAATAGCAAAGTCTATTGCATCATACACATACAGCTTCTTAGCTAGTGTAGTCTTACCTACACTTGAATTAGCTGTTATGCAATCTAGACTACCTTTAACAATACCAGGTACAATAGAACCAAGTCTAGGTAGGTTAAATGGTATACAATTAAGCTTACCTTCTAACTTATCTTGCCTTGCTTTTTTAATCTTATCTATCATATCATTCTACTTTTTCTTTCGTCATCTTCTGTGGTATATGCAATATATGCATACGTTGATAGAAACTTATCTAACTTAACAGGCATCTGTACATTTGAATAGTAATCAATAGTTTTATCTACTAATCTTTGTAAATCAAATGTACCTGTATGCTCACTAATACTTTTAGTAAGTTTGTAAAAGTTAGATTGAGTAGTCATGTCATTAGTCAACACAGCATACTGCACTTCATTATTAGTATGACCTCTAGTTTTCATACCATTCTTACCAAGTAGCGATAAATACTCTAGAAACTGAATGTCGTTGTTACTATTAACAAATAGAGGGTATTTTAACTTTAACCTGCCGTTCTCTATGTCATGTGTACACAAATTAATTCTGTACAATGGCTCATTCATTGGTGTTATTATCTGACTGTTTATGATAGTATCAAGTAAACCATAGTCTTGAAACTCTACCGCATACGCAAATAATAATGATTCAGCAACATCTAAGTTGTTTATCTTAATCTCCTCTATTAGTTGTTTGTTAAAATACATAGGTAACTTTTTTATACTGTTCTAATATCTTGTCAACATTCTCACCATCTTTAGTACCTACTGCTTTTATTATGTGTATTTCTGGTTCTTGACTACGCATAGACCTACCTATACGTTGTACTGTACTTAACTCTTTACCATCAATACCTGTAATAAGACAAGCATCTAACTGTTTAAGGTTCATACCTTCATTAAGTATGCTACAGTTATATAACCTGTCTATGTAACCATTATTAAAAGCATCTACTACTGATTGGTTGTCCTTCATTTTACTGTGGACTCGTGGATAATCTTTCTTATAATCTTCTGCTAACAAGTTACACTGTTCTATTGTACTACTAAAAACTATTACACGGTTATTAAAAGTGTTAAGGATTTGTATAGCCTTATTAGTCTTAAGGTTATTAGTCCATTGCTTACGCTGTGACGCTTTGTTTAACCATAAGTTTCTTGCTACACCACCAAACTTATAATCATTCTGTGCTTTTAGTTGAAAGTATTTCTGTTTCCAAAAGTCAATATCATTACATAGCAGTTCATAATATTGCTTTTCTGTACATTGTATTCTTAAGCCTACACCTTTACGACTTAAGTAGTTAAAGCGTTCTGCATAGTTAATAGTTAACACTTGCTTATCTGCTTTTCTTACTCTTTCATAAAGTTGTGTTACATTCTTATCATCTAGGTGATATTCATGTATAAATATTTTAGGCTCTGGCAACATCTCACTATCAATAGCATCTTGTAAACTAAACTTTATTAGTTTGTATTTACCTAACTGTGATAGTAAGAGTTTCTTTTCATAGGGTACTGTTGCTGACAGATAAATACCTATATCGTAGTCTATTTGCTTTAGCACCTGTAGTCTTTTGTCTGTAATTGCATGCGCCTCATCTAGTATAACTACGTCAAACTTAGTATCAGTATGTTTGTGTAACGAGTTGTATGTAGTAAAATAAAACTTACTACTGTCAATGTTCCACTTATTAATTTCGTCTAACCAGTTCTTTAGATGCGGTGTCTGTTTGTATACAAGCAAAGTTATCTTACCACTACTTGCATCAAGTGCTATTTTAGACTTACCTAACCCTGTACCAAATTCAATTAGTACTCTGTTATTGTCATTAATAGCCTTTACAGCGTCTAATTGTAATTCATCTCTCATAATAATAAAATATGTGCGCACTACTTTCGCACAATTTAAATAGCTAATAAACGAGTTATTAAATGCCATACCAGTAGTGTAAGGATGTATGTACCCTATTTAGACCAATAGTCATTTACCGCACAGTCAACAACCATTGGTACATTCTTTAGAATAACAGCAGCAGCTTCATTCATTAATTCACTCATCTTTACTGCCCATTCTGCTGCATATTCTTCAGTTACTTCTGTCTGTATTTCGTCATGTACAGTATGTATTAGACGTACAGGTAAGTCGTGCCTACGAATATAGTCATAAATGTAGATTAGTGCAAGTTTAGTCATATCAGCATTACCACCTTGTATAGGATGATTCTTAGATGCACGTTCTATTGCACCTTTTCTAGCATTATCTGCTGTTTGATAATCACTAAAATATCTTATCCTACCATAAGGCGGTGGTGATTTGATTTTACCTGTGTTCTTACCTTTATTACCTAATGCAGTTAGAAACTTCTCTACTCTTGGTACACTTCTAAAAAACTTATCAATAATATCTTTAGCTTCATCTTCACTTATCTCAATAGTATTGGCAAGTTTAATATGTGACATACCATAAGCAAGACCAAAGTTTAAAGTCTTCTGCACATCTCTATATTTAATATCTGGCTTAAATGGTGTTGGTGTTTTAACATCATTAATGTCAATGTTAAATGTCATAGCGCATAGTTCACTGTGTAAGTCTTTACCTTCTTTAAAAGCATTAACCCATACAGGGTCTTTACTAAACTCTGCTATAATACGCAACTCACAGCCACTATAATCACCACCAACAATCTTATACCCTTGTTCTGGTACAAAGCACTCACGCATCTTACCACCTAACTCTGTTCTTGCAGGTATTTGTTGTAGGTTAGGATTCTTACAACTAACTCTACCTGTATCTAATATCTGCCAAAAGTCTGTGTGTATTCTACCAGTCTCGTTATTAATGTAACTAAACATATTCTCACCAAAACTTGTCTTAAGTTTGTTGAGTTTGTTGTAGTCTAATAACTTATTAACAATAGGTATATGTTTATAGCCAGATAGTGTTTGTGCTGAAGTATTTTCTATACTTTTATCTGCTAACCTAAGTAACTCTAACTTTTGTATAGGACTTGACCAATTAACTGCACTACGTTTATGTGCTGCTGTAAATAAGTCTTGGTAAGTTTCACAATGTGCAACAAAGTCAGGCTCACTACATACAATAGTATCTAACTCATATAAAGTTTTATTTAGTTTGTCATTAATCTCATCAATAACTAACTGATATTTGTCTTTATCTAGTTTTATACCGTTGTATTCCATAGCAGCAAATGCAAATACTGCTCTATTCTCTAACCCTAACACGGTATATATGTCTTGACAGTCACCATTACTCATACCTTCTTTAACTAAACGTCTTATCTGTGCTTCTCTAATATCTTCTAAGTGCATTACATCTTCAGCAGCATAGTTAATTACTTGGTCGTTAATTCTATTTCTGTTTATTGTTGCTCTTACACTTTTATCTAAGTTTGCACCACAGTATGTTTTGGCTAACCTGTCAAGACCATAGAAACCTTTAAATGTTTCATTACCTGCATTAAGTAATCTTTCTGCAAGTAATGTATCATACACATAATCTAACTGTACACCATGTAACCATAGAAACTTAATGTCAAACTTTGCATTGTGTAGTATGCAAACTTTGTTTTTAAAGACAGGGTTTAACTCTGCCAGATTAACTTGACGAGCATCTACAACAAACTGGTTTTCTCTGTCACCTAG